TTTTCGGGGACAGGCCGCGAAGCGAAACAAACAGGGCTTTGCCCAGCTTGGTCATTTTCATGGCGGGGGTTTCCTTTGGTTTGGTAAAAGGGTTGGAGTCGGCCACGTATACATCTGGCCCGGCGCGGCCAGCCTCCACAAGCGCCAGGTGATTGCCTTTGATGTCGCGCATGACACCATCGAAAGCCTCGCCATCTGGCGCGGTGCCGGGGGTCATATCTGCGCGGTAGTAGTAGGCGGCGGAAAGCTCGATCTGCTTCTTGGATTCAATGCCAGCGATTGCCGCCTCATCCCAAACGCAGAGGGACGACTGGAGATATGGATCACCAAAGGAAACATCCGACCCGATAGAGCCGACGATGTTTTCCTTCTCGGGCTTTTCCACTGTCACGCGAATATGCTTGTTGAGGATGGGCAGGTTGTTGAACGTGCTGGCGCCCTTGGCCAGCTCGTCCGGATCGCGGTATAGGCGGTAAACCTTGTCGCCGTCTAGGCCAAGCTCTTGCCAATTCGGGATTTCACGCCCGAAGTACGGGCAGACGTTCGCCTTGCTGATGTTGGTCTTGGAAACGTGCAGGCGCCCGTCAGCGTCAATGCTGCGAGCGGATTGCCGGTCAAAGGCCATCAAGTTTGGATTGGGCATCGTCTGAACCACGTTTCATGAACTGGGATAATGATAGGGCTTTGTTGATTTTATTGCAATCAGGGTTGGCGTGGTGCATTTATTGATATATGATTCTTGCGTTAATTACACAGGAGAGTGAGAAATGAAAATCAGCAACAGCAAGCAGCAACTGGCCAAGATTATCAGCGAGAATGGTGGGTGGCGTAATGGGGAGTTTGCGGCGCAGGACGGTGACGGCGGTATTGGTGGGTATGAAGTAAAGCCAGAATGGGATTCGTTAGCCAAGTATTGGTGGCGCGAAGCATCGGGTCAGTGGTTCTTTGCGAATAAAATAAAAAACCACCATCAGACTGTATTGTCTCGCGCCGAATACTTCCACCTTTACCCAGCACTGGATGCTGATGTGTGGATTGAGTGGGATGGTTGGAAGTGTCCGGTTGATGGTGATGCTGTCGTTGACATCAAGACGCGTGACGGTGAAATTGAGTTCGACGAGGCGTACTTTTGGAATTGTAGTCACGAGCAAGGTTCGTGCATCCGAGATAGGCAGATAATCGCATACCGCCTGCACAAGACGGAGCAATCCGGTGCAACAGATAAGCTTTCTAGTGAAGCTGTTTCAGCTGCAAAGATTGCGCTAATGAGCGATAGCATTGAGGAGTTGGTGCGCAAACCAACCATCGAACAACTGGCCGCCGACTACCGCAACGCCAAGGACTTCGCAGAGCGCAAGCAGCAAGAGGCTGATGACGCGAAGGCTGATGCTGATGCAATGCTTAAAGCGCTTGAGCTGGCGGGAGAGGCGCTTGGACTGCTTGTATCTCCAATCACCGCAAATCAAGAATCTGAGCTGGCGATCGAATTTAAGGTTGGTGACGAGGTTGAGTGTGTTGAGTCAAACATAAAACGCGGCAAGTACAACGGAATGGTTGGCACCGTCTTGGAAGTTGACGGCTCATCAACTCCATATCTAGTAGATTTTGGCGGTGATGCAAAGATTTGGTGTTATGAGGTAAAATTCATCCGTCGCCCATAACAACAAGGCCCCAATCTCGGGGCCTTTTCTTTATCAAAACGGCAGCACGCTCTTGCTCACGCACCGGCAGTTGATTTCCTCGCCGGGCAGGATCCGCTTCCCATCAATCAAGCACCCCTTGGCGATCTCGAACTTCCGCCCGTCAGCCGCAACGTGTGACTTTCTGGGCTCTTTCCCGCCGTGCGAGTGCTGCCATATTGCCTCGGTGATTCCAAGCTCCTGTCGGCGCGCCTGAGTGGTAACGGCGTTGAGTTTGTTGGACTGGTCGCGCGCAATCAGCACTGCCCGCCGCTGGGTGATGCCGTAACGGGATCTCAGCTCGGTGGTTATCTCTTGCAGGTCGCGACCCCGGCTATACCCCCGCATCACGATCCCCTCCACCTCTGTGAAATACTGCTGCGGGATCGACTTGATGAGCGCCACATTCTCCACCACGGCGGCCCTGGCCACGTCCTGCATGGCGCGGGTCATCTTGAAGTCAACGGCCCAGCCTGCATCCTTGAGCGCATTCTGGAATGAGTTGTCGGTGGCCTTGATGGCGCCGGAGGTGAATCGCTTGGCGATGTCGTCGGCCATGTCGTTGAATCTGGCTATCCAGCGGCGTGACACCTCTCGCACCCTGGCGGCCATCTCTGCGGCGGGAAGCGCGTCCTCGGCAATCTCAGGCGGCGCCTGCCGGTACTGTGCCGCCAGCCAGTATTCGGCGGAGTTGCTCATCTCCTTGATGAGCCCCTCCAGCGCCTTACGATAACGGGCCTCAACTCCACGATTCGAGTGTATGGCGCGGACGGTTTTGGGTTTTTGGGCCATTACTGGCCCCCTTCGCCCGGCAGCACATCAGGATCCGGCATGTCGGGATCTGCGCCTTCATCATCAAACATCCCGGGCTGCACGATCTCGAGCTCCCCGTCGATGTTATCCCACCCAGAGTCTGGGTCGTCGGACAGCTGCTGGCGAGCCTCGCTCGGGTCAATGACGCTGTTCGCGATGTAGATCTGCGCTTCCTGGGCCTTGTTGAAGCGGATCTCGCTCTCCTCTTTGGCGCTGGTCTGCCACAGAGAATTGAACTTGAAAGTGATCGCGTCGTCAATAACACCCCACTTACTGAGCTGTATGACTTTCAACATGGTGTCCAGCGGGCTGAAATAGTAAGACTGTTGCACCGAGCTGATGTCGTCATAGAAGGAGCGAATCTCCCCCTCGCTGCTCGCGTTCAAGCCAGATGGGCTGATGCCGGTGAGCTTGATTGCCGGGATCTTTGATACCGAACACATGTGCTCCTGAGACTGGCTTTGCAGGTCTGCCAGACCAGACAGCGGGGTGTTTACCTGAACGATGTCCTCAGTCTCATTGTCCATCACCCCCATACCCAGGTTGCTCTGCATGTTGACGTACATCTCGATCCGGTCGAATACGTCACCACCTTCGCCACCATTAAGCACCTGGGCCATATTGGTTTTGAGGAAGGTGCGGGAAAACTTGTCCACCAGATCGCTGACGGATTGCCGGGTGCGAAGCCAGTTCTCAACGTAGGGCTGTGCCAGCTGGGACATGGATATGCCAGAGAAGTTATAGGCAGGCTTGAGCATGTCAGGCAGCGGGCGGGTGATGATGGTCAGCAGGCGCGAGGCGTGCATCTCTCGGCCCAACACCCACCATGTGCTGGGCTTATAGAAGTCCGGCGCGGTCGGGTCGAGAGCGTTGTAAGCGCTAGGACTGGTCCACATCGGCTCGATATTGGAGAACCCAGTCAGGCTGCCCTTCTTGATGGTGCGGGGATCCAGTATCAGCGGCACCGACACATCAGCGCCCTTGATATTGATTGAGATCTGGCCCCGACCAAAGAAGCAGTCATGCTCGGCAGCCTTCTGGATTATCCCCATGACGCCGTAATACTCGCAGGCCTCCTCCAACTCCTTGATCTTTCCGGCCATCTCTTTGGCCTTAGTGCGGTCCTTGCTGGTTATCTCAATACCCTCGCGGGTAAGCTCAGTGCTCAAGGTGGAAGCAAAAGCCCGGTACTCCGGTCGAGTGGCCAGCGCCGCCAGGTTCTGGTATCCGGGGAACGGCTGGATATTGGCGGCATAGAGTCCACCAGCCGCCGAGTTGAGAAACTGGTAGGTTGGGCCGCAGAGGGAATCCATGGCCACTTCTGGGGTGGTTCCGGCAGGTACGACGCCAGGCATGAGCTGTGGTGGCGCCCACTTCTTGGCGTTGTCACTGGCCCGCCGCTCCATGGACTTCATCACGGCGCGGCGCATGGCCTGCTTGCGGGCATTCTGCTGCTCGGCGCGAGCGTCAGCGGCCACCTTGTCGGCGGCCCGCTGCTTGGTCTTCTTTCTGTCAAATGGCCACATGGGCGCTCCTCGTGTCTGTTGGGGCTGGCGCCCAGTGAATGCTGGCTAACGCCTGCCCATAGGATACCGCATGGCGCGGGCCTTGGCTTC